CTCTATTTCTAGGGCACCGCACGGATCATCTTTAACCGGATGAGTCGGGTGGGGTTTTTAGGGATATGTGCTCCCAAGAGGTTTTATTGCAATTAACCTCAGCGTGTGCAGTTTGTGGTACTACGGACCTTTGGTTCGGAAATCGTGAATTGTGCGTCAAAAGAAGCGCTTGGACTGGCATTTGTCAGATTGCCCGGGATGCCAAACCCGGATGAAAAATGGTAGGAAAGGTGTGGCCCGAGGAAATCTCAGTTCATATCGGTTTCGGGCGGGTAGGATTACGAAGAGTGGAACAACTTGAAAACCACGACCTAGCCCCTAGAGTAAACCGGTAGAGACGACCCAAGTCTGCATACCTAAGTACGCTGATTGGAGAGTTCATACCAAAAACTCCGCATCGTTGAAAAAAGCCATCTACTATGCAAACATCGGTGCCAGTTACTCACAGCCTGAACAAGGCGACAAGTGACACTGGTAACAGCGTTTCTGCACGTAGTGTGGTGGAATCATTCCAAGGGTTGTATGAGGCGGTTTTTGCTAGCCGTCCTGTACCTCTCGAAGATGTTCCGACCAACGACCTTTCGGCTCTCAAGAATGCCGTCACAGGACCCATTTGTTCACTTGGGCCCAACTGTTCATCCCGAGAAGTTTCGCAAGCTGCTTCTCTCTTTCTTTTCAGAAAGTGCTTGCCAACACCAAAGGGAAAGGCCGACTACGGTCCGTACCTTGAAAAACTTGCCAAGATCCCTAGTGTCACTAAGGGTTTTGCCACCATCTGCCGACAGACCATCGATGATCTCTTCCCTCTGGGTTGGGATTCCAAATATCGGAAGTTTGTAGATGGAACCGTGATCTCAAGTGGAGCCTGCACAGAGGTGAAGCGTGAGTCCGGGGGTTCTAGGACCTACATCCTAAAAAACTATGGAGTCGAAGCGTATCGCAAGATATGTAAGACTGGACGAGGAATGCCAAGGATCTCCTCAATCCGGAAGGTCGCGTCGTTGGATGAAGGTGGTGGTAAGACAAGAAAAGTCACCATTGCTTCAGGAGATATGAACTTTTTATCTCCACTCCACTCGACGATTTACGACGTTCTTACAAAGAAAACGGGTGTGCTCAGGGGGGACGTCAATGAGTCCACTGGGTCCGGGCTTCACAGAGACCGCGGGAACAAGGAAGAGGTGTTCGTTTCCGGCGATTATGAAGCCGCGACTGACTCGTTCAATGTCAGTCACTCTAAGTTCATCCTAGCTTGTCTACGGAAGAACTCACTTTTCGTCCCTGAGGCTGTTTGGAATGAGGCGCATCACTCACTTACTGGGTTCCTTCGGGTTCCCGGAGATGCGCAACTCTACAACCAAGATAACGGCCAAATGATGGGCAATTACCTCTCGTTTCCACTTCTCTGCCTGACCAACTTGATGACGTTAACTGAAGCATTCGGAATTCCTCGAGTGAAGAAGATGACTAAAGAAGGTCTCGTATTGATCAATGGCGACGACATCGTGTTTCGGTGTAGGATGAATGAAGTAAGGCGTTGGAGGAGGGCGGTAGCACGCATTGGATTGAAATTGTCAATAGGGAAAACCCTAATCCATAAGCGGTACTGGTCTCTAAATTCGACGTTTTTTCGTGCCAGATGGGATGGTGTCACATTAGTACCTGTGATCCGGAGTAAAACTGTTCTCGTACCTGGAGAGGTCAAGGGATTTTACTTGCTAGATGAAATATGCAAGACAGCTTTGAAAGGATTCCACGGGGAGCGACTCTCTCGCGGGATGGCGTTCATTATACGGCGATTCAGAGGTGTGTTGGGGGTAAATAGGGCGCGTGGTCCGGGGGCTTGGAGGTCACTCCTACGTCACTGGACTTCTCGTGTCACGATGAGTACTCTCGAGAAAGCACATCGACAAGTGCTTAAGCGGGAGCTGTGCATACTGTTTGGGCCTTCCGCGTTTTTAGATCGTCTTCCTGACAGGGCGACTGATGCGGGTATTTGGGCGGAGGAACGCATTGGCGGTAACTCACGCTCAGTACAAAGGAAAAGGCTTCGACAGGAAGGGACTCGAGCGTTTCAGGAACTTGGGCTGGCTACAGGACATTCTACATGTTCCGGAGTAGTTTTGGATGCCTTGTCAACTTTGGTTGCCAAAAAGTTCTTGGAATGGTCGTGGGACCTCATTCGTGCAGGAGAGGTGGAGTTTCGGCGGCACTACGATGCTTCCATTAGTTATATTCCTTTAACTATGCCCAGTGTGGCGGGTGTCATACCACACAAGGGTGCTCTGATCTGGTACGGGCTAAATACGGCTTCTGGAGGCCACCTGGGGAAGGGGTGGTTTGTACGCAGAAGGGAAGTTGGCCTGGACTCAAACTTGCGGGACATTTACTGTGAATGTATCCGGATGATTGGTCAGAGGGAGCGAGGATATAGCCATGAGGTTCGCAAGTTGTTGCGCGAGAAAGTTTTGGGAGTAGGAGGTGTAAGGCGGCAGGGGAAAGTCACGGGACCAGGGTGGCTGGTAAGGGAGATCGTAAAACCGTCCGTCAATCGGAAGACTTCTTTCAGGAGTAGCGGGATCATCACTCAG